GGTCGGGAACACAAAGGTTCACTTCTACGAAAGATTTCTTCCAATATTTGCTTGGCTGTTGTTTCTTGGCATGAATGACAATCCTTTCGGATTTCAATTCGCCCGTCAGCTTCTTGCCGTGAGGAACGATGGGAATACCGAAAGGCTGGCAATCACGGTAGAGTATGTTCGCGATGTCGGTAGTTACTATCATTTGACTTCCTCCTTCAATCGTTTCTCAGCGTATAGAGCCGCACCAGTTGATACTTCATAGCCTTTAGATTCGACGTGCGAGGCATACTCAGCATCGTTTCTAATCACCAATCCGTCATCCTCAACTGAATACTTATTTGACTTACGGAGTGTTCCAGTCCGGTTCTGATAGTTGCCATTCTTTACAGCGTAATCGACAGCCTCTTTACCAACCTTCTCCTCAACGGCTTTCACCTCGGCATAACCTTGTTCGAAAAAGCTATCCACGTCCGAAAAATCAAACTTCACATCCATATCTCTGAGTAACCAAAATAGTTTGTATTCTTCACCATGTAAACTTTGCCAGTTCCACGGACATTCTCACCGTCCATACATCTGACTTCATCACCAGCACTCAGTGAGATTTTCTTCTCACAGACTACGTGATAATTCGGTCGGAACACCTCACCGTTCTCCGAAGTAAACTCCTTGGTCGAGTTATCATCACAACGGCATTTACACACGTCCTGCCAGCTTTCACCACCGGTTCCGGGGATAGGTCGGCCAAACTCGTCTGTTTCCATCGGAGTAAAGACCTTAACCTGTAATGTATGTGGAGCAAATATCATAGGAATCTGACTTTAGGTTTATCGCTTAACGTATCTTCAAGACCATACTTCTTGCACAAGAAAGAATAGTATTCCTTTACGCCTTTTGTATCCCATGACATAGAGAAACCGTTCTCACTGATGGAAGTGGCACGGAGTAATAGAGAGGGGATGAACTTCGCCATAGCCACTGAAACAAGTCCGATGTTTGACGGGCCCATCTCATCCTCTCCGCTTACTTCTGAAGAAAAACTTATCTCCAAAAGGTCAGCCTCCGACAAGTTGATGCCGAAGGTCTGAAACTTCTGTGATATGTAGTCATTTACTGTCATGCGTTCATGGTTGACAAATCAAAGTTCACAATCAGATTCGGGTTCGTAATCTGAGGAATCCACTCTGCGGTGTATTCCAGATAACGACCGTTCTTGTCCTTGTAACCGGAAATAAGCATATCACCGTCTGCCTGGGTGTAGTTACGTCCCGGTACGCCGTCCACTGCTTCGTATGGAGTGTGGAAACGCATATAACCGACCTTATCCTGCGGAAGCAAGGTGATACGGTCGTCGGCGTAAATCTGCACGTTCTTTCCGGTCTGGTCTTTTACGTAATCTTCCTTGATTTCAATGGCCGGAAGCCCGATGCCAGTGAACACTTGGGAAGCCAGTTGAGATGTAATCAAACCGGTTGAAAGGTACATTTCATTTCCTGTAAGCTGCATCTTGAACTTGTCACCAAACTCAGCCGACCCGATGATATTCTTCACGAAAGTTCCTCGGGACATAATCATCTTCTGGAAGTTTCCATAATCAGCTTTCAGAGCATTAATCTGCTGCTGCAAATAGGTGATGAAGTTCGTCTTCGCACCAGTATCAGGCTTGATGAACTTGAACGGCAATTCAATGTCGAGAAGGTCAACGCCTCCGGCATTGTCATCCTTATTCTTGACTGTTGCTTCTCCGGTCATCAGAAGTGAACCTACAATAATATCCATGCGCTTGTGGGCTGCCAAAAGTACCTGACGGTAATCATCATAGATGAAGTTCACGATTTCCTGCATGGCTGCTACCTGGTCGGCAGGTTTAGCTGCATTGAACTTGTCAATCAAGTCCTGAAGCTCAGACAAGCGGTCAATGGAAATCTGGTAAGCATCGCCAAGATAAGCGATTTCACCATATCCTGAGCCGATATTCCGGCGTTCACGGATAGGCTTCTCACCATAACGAGAGTTGATAGAACCGGCCATCACGCCCGTAACTTGTCCGATGTAGTCCTTGAACACACGAGTAGTCGTTCTACGGAAATCGAGGTACTGCTGCCAGTAGATTGTATCCTTACGAGTCTGAAGGACACGCTGAATAACGGCGTTAACGATGTTGGGGTCGTTAAACAGAGTATGAATAGTTAGCATCATATATTAGTCCTCCTTTCTTTATTTGCTTGCAATTATACCTGCTGCTCTCAACGATGCTAGAAGAGCATTAATTTTATCTTTCTCATCACCACCTGCTGCATCATCAACTTTTGCACCCTGCTTTACCAATCCCAAGGTACTTGAGTTAGCTGCCTGATAGGTAGTGTTATTGTCCGTCCAAGGTACTTCTACATACGCCTTTCCACCTTCCAATGCTACTGGATATTTCTTTCCGCTTTGAGAGAATCCCAACTGAATACCTCCCATCACAGAATCAGAAGCTTCTGGCAGTTCATACGAAACACCAGCCGGGGATTGCACGCCTGCAGCGTTGAACTGGAAATGCGGCATGTTAGCCTTATCAATGTCAGAGAAAGGCATAGCCAATTTGGTAGGCTCAATTTCAAATGCTCGCATCAAAAGAGCAACTAATACAACGCCTTCTTCTACTTGTACTCTTCCGTACAAAGCTGAGTTAGCAACTACCTTTGGAGTAGTACCGCTTACAGCTGTAGCTTCATAGAGTACAGTACCAACTTCCACTGTTTCGCCAAAGTCGGCAGCCAGTGTCAACTTATCGAAAGCTTTGTCTGATTTGTCAATACTGTTGATGGTAGCTCCATGAGAACCATTACCCAGATGCATACCCACATAAGCCAAAGAGTTTTTCTTGATCTTCAAAGTGGTATTGGAACCGGTGGTAAACTTTTCATAGACTTCTACACGGATGGCCACCTGAGCGGTTTTCTTTACTAAGTCGGCGGCAATGGGAGTGAAGGATGGAAGAAATGAACCAGCAACAAGGTTGGTCGTATCCAGCTTGTAAGGCCCTCTGCGTCTTACTCCGGTAGAAACATCATAGCGTTCCTCGATGGACGGTTCAGGCTCCATGTAATACTTGTATCCTGCTGACATAAATTACTTGTTTTGTTGTTCGACAATAGATTTTGTGTCCGCCTCAATCATTTTGGCGAACTCGCTCGCTTCCTTCTCCTGCTTCTGTTCGGCAGTTTCAGGAGCTTTGGAGAACTGAAAACCGTTGTTAGACATATCCTGCTTCATGTCCTTGAAATAAGTGTCCAAGTCGGTGTTTTCGGGAATGTTGCGGTCTTTCAGCATAAATTCGGGAATACCGTACTTCTTCGCCACTACTGAAATCTGAGAATTGCGCTGCGCCTGCGCTTCATTTTTCTCCATTTTGGCCAGCTTGTCGGCAAACGGCTTGATACCGGCGGCGATGCCATCGGCAATCATCTTTGCGATGTCTGTCTCCTGCGGCTTTGGAGGGTCGTTTGGTTTCGGTGGTTCTGGTTTCGGATTCTCGATTGGTTTTCCGTCTTTCAGTCCATGCTTCTTCTCGTAGTTTGAAACAGCGGAAGTCTGCGCCTGTCCTGCACGGAAATCACCATAGTTTTGCATCACGTCCTGAAATGAGATACCCTCAACGATGGAGGTCACCTTCGTTTCGTCCGTTACACCCTCTGCCTTCTTTGTGGCGATACGGGTGAGTGTGGCAGTGTCCACCCCAGCGAATTTCTGTTGCAGTCCTGCCAAGATTTGTTCAAAGATTGTCATACCGTATGAGTTTGATTAATAATTTCATACGGTAAATTTACTTATAGAGAAAGGGAAGGGGAAATTTTAAGGCTAACGATACGAAACAATTGGGAGAATGTTCGTTTTTAGACAAAAAGAAAGCGTGACTACTAGGGTAATCACGCTGGAACATCATTCAATTATACTTTTAAAATTTCAATATAGCTGCTTCTATTTCTTTTTTGTCAGAATCTTTTACGTTCCTCAAAGCATTCAGGAAAGGTAAAATTAAAGAGTCATCAACCATGAACCAGACTGGATTTTTAAATAATTTTGGGTATCCGGGATCATCTCCATAGCCATTCCATCTCATTGCCATTCTTCTTTCCCCATTTTCCCAAATACCTATCGCTATAGAAAAATCATCATTTTCAAATACAACATTCTCAACCTTAAAATTACTTGGATTTACATCTTTTGCTTTCATTGTACTATCCTCCATTATATTTAATTAATAATCATAACAAATTTATAGCTGCCAGTTCCTCTGTCAGCGCGTTAATACCTTTCTGAATCTTCTCCAACTGCTGTTTACGGGGTTTGTGTACTCCAGCCGCATAATGCCACAACTGGCGTTCATTGATTCCGGTTATCCGGCTCAAAGCAGCTTTGGTAAAGATACTGCTGTAATAGTTGATGAAGGTGGCAGCATCTATCTTGAACTTCAATGTGAACTCTCCCTGCAAAATTTCCACTGGAGCGATGTTCATTTCATTACATGAATCCAAGTAAAGTTCAACAGCCTCCTTCATGTTCTTTTCGATTTCCTTCACGTCGTTACCGACAGTAATCACCGGAGCACCTTCAATATAGGCACTAAGATTATTTCCAGCATGTTCTACAATCACTTCTACGATTTTCATACTGACCTCCTTTTTATCGTTAAACAAAAGAGGCGGGGGCTATTTTAGCCCCGCTTGCCTCAGAATGTTGTAATAAGTGCCTTTCTCAACGCCTTTCTTGCCGTGGTCTGGGACAATCACTACATGGCTACCATCAGTGTAAACCATGTGACTGCCTTTCTGCCTCACGAACCAAAAGCCATTTTCAGTAAGCAGCGTTACAACGTCTTTAACTGATTTGTAGCTCATAGCGTTTAAGACTTAATTACGATGCAAATATAGTAAAATAACGAATAATTACAAAGAAGTATTCATGTTTTTACTATGATAAAGAAAATAGCGATACCTCGAAAGATACCGCTACTCAATTGGTAAATATTTTAGATTTATATCATTCTGTTTTGTATTATCCCCGTAAATATTCTGACTGGGTTGTTCTATTCTTCAGATTTACTGCTGGAACTTTTAAGAGAGGAAAGCTGTTTCTGCTTCTCGATGTCGTTCTTCTGTTTCTCAGATTGCTCTTCCTTGATGGCTTCAATCTCATCCATAACTGCATCCACGTTCCCCACGAAGGTGATGGCCCGCTGTTGCGACCAGATTTCACCGTCCTTGGCCTTGATAGCTGTGTCTATCTTGTCTTTGATGTCCTCCAGTTTATATGGCTGCATCTGCACATCCACGTCAATAGTCTCGGAGGCTTCTTCAAGGGTGGAATTCACGGAACCCAACGCGGAGACAAGGAAATTTACACGTCGTTGCATGAACTCGCCGACGATCTCGTTCAGATTTTCTACGTTAAGGTGGGTGGACATAAACACATAATCGAAAGTCACACCGGAAACGGCGTTTCCTGTACCTTTCAGGGAGTCAAAAGAGATTCTGGGTGTATTGGTCAGTCCATATATCTGGCTCAGCAAGGTTTCTACCTCGAACTTGACAGTATCAGGTACCTGTGACCAGGTAAGATACTGGGCATTTGCTCCCTGGCCGGTCAACTCGACAACACGGTTCTTGAACTCACCTGAGAAATTCTCCACGTTACCAAAAAGCATGAGGATAGGGAAGAAGTGGTAGTCGATACAGTCTGCATAGTTTGAGAGAAGCTTCTCCAGTCTTACACGGAGGCTCTTTATCTTTTCACAGTACGCTTCCGGACGGTACATATAAATCACCGGCATCTTCTTGAATCCATGTGCAAATGAGCCTTTGTCAGTCCAGTTGCTTGTCAGTTCCCACTGATAAACCATGTCCTTGGTAATGGTCATGAAACATGTAATCTCTACATCGTTCAGGTCTTTCTTCTTGTACTCACGGGATAGGGCTACCAAATCCCCCTGATCATTGAAGAAGGGATAGAGCTTGTCGCCACGGAACGGAGACCAGATGGCACTCTTCAGACGGTATTCAGGTTTTGATTTGCCGAAGATTCCTGAAATCTTTCGTTTGAGCTTTGCCCAGAAGCCGTCATCCTTCACCACATACCAGTATTCGGCCACTTCCTGCTCGGCCAGCCATGCCCGGACTACTTTCTTGTTCTGGTATTTCAACTTGTTTTTCTTGAACACCTGCTTCAATGTGGAAAGAAGGCTTTCTTCCGACTGGTCCGGCTGGCAATCAAGGACCGGTTCTGTTCCAACGGTGAAGGCAGTCTGAATGTTCACGATGTCCTGCTCGATAGGAAGAGCAATCCTGTTTGGGTCAACTTCTTTCCTGACCGCCGGCTCAACATATTCTTTCCTGGTTGTCGGGTCTGTAATCCGTTTCTCAGGCTGGGTAGTGATTTTGATTTTCGGGTATTTCTCTTCATCTATCACTATCTCGTGCTTGTTCGGATTCCAGTCGTTGTAAAGAGCGTGAGCGTTTGGTTGCTCGGTCTTTCGTCCTTTTTTCAGATAGTAGATTTTTCTCTCTACTTCCGGCATAGCTAAAATTTCTTCTATAGTCATATCTCAAAGTTTAATGTCCAAATATTCCTGAAACGTCTTTGGGTTTCATAATTCTACCGAGAAGTTCTCCCAGCACATAGTAGCGTGCAGCATCTATGCCATGATTATCATGGTCTTCAGGTTCGTTGATGTAGTTTCCATCCTTATCCTTTGCCCATACATAGTTTCTGAACTCCCGTTGAAGGTTATAAGAACGCTTGGTGATGAATATTTCCATTCCCTGCATCTTGTCAATACCGGCATTGACAGAACCTTGTCCTTTCTCTACCGCGTATATTTTAATCCCTCCGTTATGAATCTCCTGAATGAGTCGCGGGTCCGCACTGTCGGCAATCACTCTCAAATTCCACGGGCGTAGCGTCTTTATAATATCCCCAGAAAGTAATCCAGTTCTATAATCCACTTCATCCAGATAAAGCGCATTGTCTACGATGCCACATCGAATAGAAGCCGATGGGTCATTGGTATAACCAAAGTCCTGTCCAATAGCCACCTTCTTGCACCACATGGGGAACTCATCCACGATGCCCCATTTCTTGAACACGGCACCTTCGGCCACGTCAGCCCATCGGCCGATAACGACATGAGCATATTTCTCCGGGTTCTTCTCTTTCATTTCTTCAACCTCTCTCAGAAACTCAGGAGATAAGTTTGCTATATTGTCGAAATAAGTCGTATGAATATGTAGAACATTCGGATGAGTGGAAATTTGCACCTGAACGCCGTCAATCTCCACCATCCGGTGAGTATTCTCGATATACTTCTTGTAGATGAAGTGATTGGAGTCACAGGGATTCATAATGATGATAATCCGGTTCTGGATTCCTTTCTTACGGATAGAGAGCATGATCTTGTCAAACTCTTCTTCGCTGGTCCATTCCTCAGCTTCATCACAGACAAAGGTGGTGATACCCTGGATTGATTTCAGCTTGGCCGTCTGATTCCCGGAAGATGTTTTGATACCCCGGAACATGAAACGGCTGCCGGTCATCCGGTTTACAATATCGGTTTTGGTGGTCTTGAAATACTTTGTTGTTCCATCCAGTTCTATCTTTTCCATCATCTCCGGAATGATAGACATCCCGGCAGATACCATCGTGTAACGGGTATAAAGAATCTGGTGGACTATCTTCTCTGTGGGAGTCATTTCGAATGTCAGACGCTCAATGAAGGTAGAAGCGTTGAAAGACTTCCCCGATCCACGGCCACCGGTAATGAGAATGATAAACTTCTCGCTATCGGTATATAGCGGATGATATATCGTTTGGGGTACAATCATTTCAGTTTGTCTTTAATCCATGAGTCGATAGAAATTCCGTGGTTAATATCCTTTGGAATATCTGCGTCTTCGTCTTCTCGGTCTCCAAAACCTTCTTTTCTTCCTAATGTGGAAAGTAAATAGCGAATCATATACCCATCTGGACGTTCACGCCATCCGATAAAGTTCCCATTTTCATCTTTCTCAGGGATACCAAGCGCAAGTACACGTGCAGATACAAGGCATTCATCTACCAGAGAACCTCTTTCGTCGGTGATAGCATCTTTGAACTGGCTGTCTGCTCTGGCCCAATCATACACGGTTTTTCGGGTTACATTGAATACAGCAGCAACTTTAGAGAGATTTCCACCTGTTTTATGAAGGACCTCTCTGAATTTCGATATGTCTGGCTTCTTTCCCATGCGCGCGTATCTGTTTACTTTGGTTACTCTACACCAAATTCTATTCTATTCATAAATTCATTTCCATCAATGTACCGCTCATCAAATCCGTAACCAAACATCTCCATGAAATTTGCTCTTTCTGTTGGGCTATTAAAGGACAGCACTACATAACTCAGCATTCCGTTATCTTTCTCAAAGCTGTTTTGATTACTAATTCTGTCTTTTATCTTTTGTACTTCATTGTGACGTGCAATTTGATTTTCTTTTGAATCCTCATAAAAATTATTGGAACGGTTAATGCCTTTATTTTCATCACCATCTTTAGTAGCTTCATCTATGGCTGATAATGAATCATCCAATATATCTTCCTTTCTCCAAATATCATCATTAATAGAAAAGTCTAAATCACCAATTCCGAGCATATTCAAATCGAAGTCATTCAGTCCGGCAAGGCTATAATCAATACCATCAAGCATATCTTTTAGCATATCTGAATCAAATTCGCCCTGTACACTTCTATTGTTCATAAAGATGTTCTGCTCTTTTTCAGTCTTTTCGTCCATGTGAACTACTTCAACGCGAATCAAATAATCATTGTCCTTTGTGTCGGGATTATATTTATTCACTTCATCTATAACTGAAATACGTTGATGACCAGAAACAAGGTTGCCAGTAACCTCATTCCATACAATTCCACCAAGTAATCCTACACGCTTTAGGTTTGCTTTCAGGCTCTTTCTTGCTTCCTGTGTTATTTTGCGAGGATTGTAGTCAGCGAAGTTTATATCGCTTCTACGTATTTCTCTACTTTCCGGTTGAGTTATTTTGTTCTCTTTCATAATCGAATATTAATTTCTCAGAATATGGGAACTCTTCCAAAATACGTTTATAATCATTGGGATATTTACTACGCATTAATAGCATTGTGGTTAAGTCAATGGTAAAACCTTGACTTATGGCATTTGAATCATAGATAAAAGGCTGTATTAACCCTCTTTGCCTAATATACTGAAGCACTTCCTTATTCGTCCACAATGCGAGAGGATAAACCATACCTTTGTCTGTTATATAACCGGACTTCGCAAACTTCTTTAAGCGCATCCGCTTCATATAACCATCTACACCCTTCATACCACTGAAGCCGTATTTGATACCTGTTTCTTCTCTTACCGCCTGCTCTATTTCGCCTATTTTTCTCGGTTTTACTGAGTTGTCAGGCTCACGAAAGAAACCACATGAAATGTAATAGTCACGCTGAAAATGTTCTATTTGGCGTACTTCAACATTCTTGTAGTGATTTTCTGCCCATCTGATATAGGGCTGCACGTGGTCTAAGTCAGGTATCAAGTACATATAATAGCATATAACCTTATTGAATACACCTGCAAGCATATCCAACAAGGCTATACCATCTTTACCACCAGCAGAATAATACAATACAGCAGTATCCGTCTTTTCTCGGATACTGCGTATTATCTGCATAGAGAGTGCATACTTGTTCATTATTTGCCTCCTGCACCAGCAAAGGCGGCATTCAAGTCATACCGTCTTTGCTCTCTATTACCTAACTGCGTTGCACTGGCCGTATTTCTACGGTTTGCAACCAATCTACCGCCCAAGCCTGCACCGTTCATGTTCTGACGTGGGCCAGCTACTCTGTTAATTACTCTTTGGACTCGGCTTAAAATTTTAAATTAAACATTTAATGTTAAACATTCTCTGTACTTATCACTTTGCCAAGATGATACCATACTTGGCTTATAAGATATTCTACACCGTTTTCAACTCTTACAAGGTCATTGCCTTCTTCATCGGTAAAAATTACATATTCGGCTGACTTAACTTCTACGGTTAGACGTGGTGCATCTTTGCGCCTGCCGTTTATCAGATACAAGGCATCATATTTAACTGGTACAACCTCTATGTTTTCGCCATCGTCAGGTATATCCTCTTGCCTTGTATAGTCTATCCCTTTATGTCTGAAATAAACATATTTCTTTACATTTGAGGGGTAAACATATCTGTGTTCTACATCTTGTTTACCGTTTAGGATGTCTTGAAAACATTCTTTGTTAATCTGTAATGTCAATACTTTCATAATCGTGTAAATTTAAATGTCAGTTGCGGGGACGTGAATCGAACACGCGACCTCTACCAAGTCAAAGTAGCAAGCTACCACTGCTCCACCCCGCGATAGTACCTTTATTACAAAGATACCTAATTATGAAGACAATTTTTAATACCAATTCAACGCATACGAAACATTAAGCCAAATGTTTGCTATTTAGCCATGCGTCACGTTTCTCCCTACACTTTTCCAGTGTTGGCGCACAACAAGTAAACAACTCACCTGAATCTGTTTTGTAATCGTACTGATACATTTTTATTCTTTTGCCTCTTAATTTGGTAGTATAGGTACAATAGTTCTCACTACCAGGTTGACATACGCTACAACCATTTACGCTTATTGATTTCATAGCCATCTTAAATTATCCGTTTACAACTTCTGGTATCTTATAATAGTCACTTTTTGATGCTTTACCTTCGGTTATCCAACCTATACCCACCCAGCATTTTATTTCACCGTCATGAATCACTTTGTAATCTGCATCTACGACTTCCTTTGGTGGGTTTACACTCATCTTTATGCTTTTTACATCTGATGCTTTAACTGTCAGCTTTTCTCTTCTCATAATCATCTTAAATAGTGATAGCCCGAAGGCTACCGGGTTTATAACCAAAGTTTCTTTGCTAGATCGAAATTCTTTTGGGCTTCGTTTACCGCTTTCTTTGCATACGTCAACGAGTATGAGTGCTCACGTGGATATTTGCCGGATTTCAGCCCCTCATGATACTCTCTAGCTGCTGCTAATTTATGCTCATAATAGTCCACGCTTTCAGGCATTGAAAGGTTTATAGTATCAGCTTTATTTGTCCAATACTGAGCTATTCTTTCATGCTCTCTGGCTTTCTCGTCAAACTCTACACTCTTTCCCATATTATGCCAGGCATCTTCAATGGCTTTTCTGTGTCGTCTTTCGCTATGATGGCCGATTTTAATAGGTTCACCCAACGAGAGAAAATCGCTGTCTTTATTTGACGCTTTGAAGTATTCTTCACTCTTTCGTTCTGCAGTGGCAGCCCAATCCAGCCGGCGTTCTGCCTTTCGCTTTACCCATTCTTGAACGTTAAAGCCATCAGCGCGAACTATCGAATAATAGTAGAAGCCATCACGTTCAAATATCAGATTAAACACTATGCTTTCATTCTCTTTACCGTATTTGGTGGTTACAAGAATGGTTTCACCTTTTTCATGCTTAGCATCGCATTTAGCAAGAAATACGTTTGGACAAAATTTGTAATATGTATTCATAATCGTGTAGGGGATTATGCAGGGCATAAGCCCTGCTGGTTAAACTTATGCTATATTCAATCTTTTAGCTCTCATTTCATTAAGTTCTTTAGCCGTTTTATTGGCTGCTTCTTCGGTGGTTTCTAAAGAAGCCATACTCATGTCATAGCCGTCTATTACTAAATAGTAGCCTCTTGACTTCTTCACATAAAACTCATTTGCCTTATGGCTTTTCATGTAGCTTGTTGTTCTCATAATTTTCTTATGCTGTGGCAACCCCCGAAAGGCTGCCGGTTAAACTTATTTGTGTGACTCTCTGAAATCAAGTTCTACAATTTTGTGATATTTGTATATCTCATACAGACCAGTTTCACACCCCATAGCTGATGCAAGTCTTACAGCCTCTTCTAAAGCTATCATTACGTCTGAGCTTGCGTCAATAGCTTCATCCTTTGCCTTGTTGTATTCTCTATTATTTACTGCTGAATCCTGAACCTTTTCAGCTTCTTGTATTCTTTTTAGAGCTTCATTGATAACTCTGATTTGAGCCTTAATCTCTTTGATGTAAACATTGTTTGTTGTCTTCATAATCGTATGTGTTTAATTCGATATTGTCATGTCGTTTATCACATTGCAAAGATACATCTTAATATCGTATCTGCAAATCAAAAACGACATTTGATTACCGTTTTAATACTATTTAACGATACTATAATATCGTGTTATATGAGAAAAAACTACATTTGTATACACGATTATAATATTATTATTTATGGATTTAAAAGTAAAAGACCTTATCAAGCAAAAAGGCATGACAATGCAACAATTTGCTGAAATGTTAGGAGTGACAAGAGATACCCTAACAAGAAATATCAACGGAAATCCAACATTAGAAACTTTAGAGCGTATCGCGAATGCTTTAGAGGTTGATATTGCAGAACTGTTTGTGAGAAATACACCTGATTCAGAAGTAAACGGTTATGTTAAAGTGAAAGGAACTCTTTATGAAGTTCACTCTTTTGAGGATTTAAGAAAGTTGCTGGAATTGAATGTTTAATCAATAAAGTTTTAGCTATGAAAAAGGTTGTATTTATGTTGGCAATGATTTTGCCTATGTTTATTTTGTCTTCATGTTCTAAAGATGATGAACCAAATATCGACGGACAGTTGGTCGGAATTTGGGAGGAAGATACGAATTCTGAGTTGGAAGTGTTTTGCATAGAATTGAAGGAAGACGGAACAGGTTGCCAATGGGCAGAGGATTACGGGAAAATCGACGAATACGGTAAAAGTTATTTTGCCTGGAGCACGTCAGGAGGGAAAATTACAGTTATACATGAAAATGATGGAAGTATGACAATGGATTATGCCATCAGAAATGGAAAATTATATGTTTCTTATGAAGATGAGACAATTACGTATGTGAAGAAATAATATACAATTATTAGATTGTAAAGCCGGAAGCATAACGCTCCGGCTTTTCTACTTTTGTAATATTTTATCCAGCATTAGCAAAGACCTTTGGATAGTTCCTTTTCTGGTATTGAATTCTCAGATACCCAATAAGGCTTTCATAGTCGGTCAAGAAACCTTCATTGACCAAATCAGCAATCTTCTTTTCAAGCTGCCACAATTCACGTTGTTTTTGTTCCTCACCATGCTTATTACGTAGCATCTTTTCATGACTGTTGAAGATAACCCAGTTCAAGGCTTCACCGACCTTCTGCATGGCTTTAGGCATAAAGTCTTTGGGAACGATTTTCATGATGGCAGAAGAGAGTTCCCTATAAGCGTCCCCAGCATCATTCCGGTAACGAATCATTTGGTCAGAAACGAATTTGATTACATCATATTTGAATGACGCATTTAGCCACATAGCCAAATCAATGAACAATACAGGATGAACCCAGGTTCCACCGCATTTACCACGTGAACTTAAATAGGGAGAATTTTGCCCATTTAGATTTTCTTTTTCAACGATGGTAGCGATTAATTCCTTGGTTGATTCATTTTCAAAGTATTTCTTCAATTCTTTGTTTGAGGAGTTTCGTTCGTTCCATAACTTTACAAGCCTGGTAGCATTGAAATAGCCGTCAACGGTGCGTTGAATAACTTCTAAATTCCCCATTTGCCTTACCATTTCTTGATTTGTTTTCATGTCTCAGTGAATCTTAGATTAAAAAATTACCCCACCAAAGGCAAGCTCCTCACTTCTTACCGATGGCAGGGTTTATACTTTTCAGCCGTGAGGATAGCTGTTATTATCTCTTTGAGACAAAGTTACCAACATGGTGATTTTTAGCCTAAGATTGCTTAAACCAAGAACAAACAATTGGTAAAATGTTTCATAAAAATACCCCGAGCCTTTCGGAACGGGGTTACTTGATTAGTCCTTTGTTTTTCAACCTTTCTATAATTTGGTTGTAAAGATACTCTATATCCTGTCGGAAATCCTTATACTGCTGATAGATAAAAGAAACATCGGCGATATTGTTCGATATTACACACGGGGAAACATCCGGGAACACACCGGAAATCTCTGCCCGGATGCCGTTCGGCAGCCGTCCGCCGGCAAGCACACTAGGGGCGAAGAGGAACAACACAATGAAGAGGAACTTCTTTCGCTGGGTAACACTTTCCGGATTGGGCGGACAGTCCATCCCGGCCAACAGGTCCTTGAACCAGTCATAAATCTCCGGAATAAGAGAAAAATCGGTCAGGATGGGGGAGGATAGTTCCTGTTCACGTTCCGATAATCTTGATTTCTGTTCACGTATTGATTTCAACTCCACGATTGATGAAAATTCTTTTGTCATAGCACGATTTATTTAGTTGGAAATTCTTATATTTGCATCATAATCGTGTGGGGGAGTTGGCTTCTAATCGTGTGGGCTGGCTCCCTTTTTTATTTTATGCCAAGTAATATGCATTCAGGATGGCGAAAGCGTAGATGATAACCGTTACCAGACTGTCCAGGAACACCGCCCATGCTCCTAGCTTTTGGATCTGGCTGAAGCTCATGACCAGGACAACAAGGAAACACACCCACTGGCTTGAAAACAATCCCATCCCCAGCAATAAAAGTCCGATGGTATCCATGAAGAATGCAACATGAAGCCATGGATGCGCTATCAGATACCATCTTTTTGCTGTCTTATCTAGGTCCTGAAAGACTTTTGCATGTTGATATAGGGATTTACATCTGAACAGCTTCACAAGCTCGTACAGGGCTTGTATGATGATTAAGGCGTAGAATGCGTGTTTCATGGTCAGTAGTTTTTATCTCCGTGCTTGTACGGACGAAGTTCATTGTATTTCATTTTCTGCTTGATGTGCCAGAAGATGTCGATATTTCTATCCCGGCAGAAAGCGAATATCTCATTCAGGAGGATAAATGGTTCATCCCTGTAGAAGTTGTCGGTGACATAGGAGCAGATTCTAAACATGGACTCCGTGAAGGTCATATCAGAATAATCTTCCGTATCGCTTCCTTCGTAGTCGAAGCTATCCAAATCACACCCTTTCAGTCCGGCCAAATCAAGCAGACGAATACAGACATCAGCAAGTTCATCCTCCACGCTGTCTTTGATCCCATGTTTGAAAGCGTACATAAATTCCCCATCATCACGTTTCCTCTGTTTCATGTAATATTCAAAATTGACCCGGTTAGCATGTTTCCCTTTCCGGTCTGCCTCCACCGCTTCCATAAGTTCGGATATGACCAGACAAAGGAAATGTTCATCACTCAGGTTTTCTTCATGCCATCCGTGGGCAACTGCACACTGGTAGGCTTTATCTCTTAATTTGTTTAAGTTCATAATAATTGGGGGTTAATTAGTTAGAAATAAAATACCCGATAACCACTACTAAAGCAGTTATCGGGTATTCATAATGAATTATCAGTAAAATTATTCTTCTTTTTCAATCAAAGCATTGCGATGATAACCATTTCTAACATAAGAGTCTACAAAAATAAGTTCTTTATACCATTCGCCTCTCTCGTTCTTTTTATTTTGAAATCTAAAGAAACCTCTTACAAAGATGTTATTGTCATTTACTATTTTTCTAAACCAGCGAGAATCCATAACAATTACTTTCTGGCCACTCTCATTTCTGATTTTATCTTTAGTTTGGTAATCGTATATTTTGTCATCCAATCTAGTGATAGTACCAGGAGGAACAATAATTGTATCTACTTTTACGTACTTTTTAACTGCAAGATAGACAATCAATTTATTTATTATTTTCCCATACATTAATGATTTTTCCTCTTCGGGCATGTTAAAAAGCTGTTTGTCATTCAATAATGTCGGCCATGTATATATATTCCGAATATTATCTTTTGTTGATTCTGCATAGAAATACATATATAGTTTGCTATACCCTTCCTCTTCATGGAAAAGCCACACATATAATCTATTTTCTCCAAACCCATAAACAATAGTTCCACAATCTCTTGACAAAAGAATACCACATACGTTGTCATTATAGAACTCTTGAAAAAGTTGATGATCTATATCAAAGAAGTTTTTTGCACTTTTCTGCATAACTTTTTCAAACGAGGGCATTATGAGTTCTGGTAATCCCCAATCTGGCTTAGCATCACGAATCTCTGCTAAATGTCTTAGTCCATTAGATAAATATCCAAAATGTTCCTTATTATCTACCATTGGTACACCTAATCTATTTTCGGGTTCGTTATCGTCTGGGGTCAGCAGCCAAGAAATGATGGCTTGTTTACGAATTACCATAGTTTTTAAGAATGTAAAGTTTATAAATGATTTACTGGAATAAATTTCAGATATTTTTTTAGTTTGTCAAAATTTTGAATCATTTATTTTACGTACTTCTTCAAAGAAAACTTTCCATTATTCCTCAGTTGATGAGTCTATAATGTAATCATTTACCTGATAACCGCCACAAAGCAGTTACCGGGTATTCACAAAGCACTGACAAGGGTTGTCAGTAAGTAAAAATGTTATTAATATGATATTTTAAGCTCTGTATCTACAAGAAAATCACTAATTCGATATTGATCACCCCAAAAGACTCCATTAAAATAAAACTTTATAGGATGAAACAAATCCTTAGGTACATAGCCATGTCCAAATGATTGAACACACATATAGTAATTAGGAAGACTATATAATCCTCTAAACCGACCACGCCCTGGATTTATAATCCTAATCTTTGATAAATAAGAATTTATGAAGTGTTTATTATTCCCATTAACGCTATTGCGCGTTATTAAATAATAATTTTCTACGTAAAATGTACGTATTTTTTTGATTGGTATAGGCTTCGACAAATCTAATCTTGTATTTGACGTTATTGTTTTCAATGTACACCCACATTGAATAACATCATTTACATTTATAAAATAGTCTCCATCAACTAACAAATAACCACTTTTAGAATATACGCCTTTAAGCATCTCAGACACTTCTTCTTCTGAATAGTCTTTGATATTCTCAGATTTACCATATTCCTTATACATTAACCCCCAATTCTCAGGGTGTTTATACACACTTTTAATAATGCTTTGTCCAGCCAGTTTAATATATCCTCCCATATATTTTAATTTTAAATTCCTCCAAAGATAAAAATTTCTTGAATTCAATGATATGTATAGCTTTATTTTTGTAATGATTATAAATTACCCTCCTCATTATGATATCTCCATGTATACATCTATTGCGAAAAATACACATAGAAGAATTCCGATTAATAACACTGCTAATGTTGTTTTATTTTACCAGATTAAAACACCAAAAACTAAGTTTCCCTTTCACATTCATAATCGGCTTGTCAAACAGTACCGCATCCTCCAGTACCCAGTTCCAGCAACCTTTCTCAGCCCAGACTGAAGGATGGTTTTGTACGCAATCGGATATAACCACGCTGCCGATGATGGCACCAAAAGGTAAATCATCATAGAATGTACTTTTAAGATTGGAGGGGTGCATTTGTAGTTTTAACCCTTGCTCTTTATTTAATACCCAACCATCTCCTTTACCTTTGCTTGCATGAATAAGCACCCTTTGGCCGATGTACTTCTGAGGACACTTCCAAGTCCGGTTTTCAATGTCTTTGATACCGTGAGCGATTAGGCTTGCCCACGGCTGTTTGATGGATATTGCTTTCATAATCAATCCTCCAATAACTCTAAAATGCGACAAATAGCACCTTCAAGAACAGATATCCTGTCCTCCATGTCATTTCTGTAATCTTCATATTCTTGGTCCTCATAGAGCGTCTCACACCCTTCATGTTTTGATGTTGAATACTCCAATGATGTATGACATATATCTGCAACATCACCAAGAAATTCATTTACAGGCTTATCACCTAACATGGTTTCAACAGTTGTTTCAATTTTCACTTTTACTTGTTTCATAGCTTCTCCTTTCCACCTATCCAAGCAGCCACCACATGACTGCCAGAAACAGGTAATACAATTTCGTTTTACTCATTTCCATTCATTTTCCTATCCATCCATTCAACAGCATCCTGTATGGATGAAACTTTCTTAAACTCACGTGTAACACAGAACGTCATATATTCACAGATAATTTCTCCCACATCATTAAAGTAAATGTTGTATGCTCCAGTGCTATTTGCTCCAGTACACGGTATCTCAAGTTCCAAAGCCTTCAATGCTTTTTCAGCATCACAAGTGAAGTAAGCATATATATCATGCGAAACCTCCTTGCATCCGGTCAATTTTACAATGTTTGCCATATCACTTTTTTGTTTTTAAATGTTTTCTGTATTTCACTGGTATAAATCGTTTGAGTTCAGGAAGCGAAGTAGAAACAATGTGCATCCATGCGTTCCACCTTTGTCCGTCATGGTCTCTGGATGGAATTGAACAATTCTGCCCTTGACAAGTTCCGCTTTTATTCTCAGCCTTGCATTTCACACAGCATCCTGCGCACTCAGAGGATAAATGACAAAGGATGCAAGCCTGTTCTTTACTAATTCCATAATCCAAGTTTAAAGACAGTTGAGTTTCTTTCATTGATTATTTCTCCTTCTTTCAACTAATAATTCTAATCGTTTCTCACACTCAGCACACTCGATTTTCTTGCGCTCCAGTTTCTCTCTAAACTTAACCAGCTCCTCATCCGTGTTCTCGTCAAAGAACAGATTGTTCTTACGGTTGTGTTCTATGTATTCATTCATCCTGCGTTCTGCTTTTGTTATCTGGGCTTTTGCAGAAATCAGTTTAGATAGGCAGGAACTCACCTCAAGCGACTCTCCTGAACGCTTGTCGTAGTAGTAAAAAGAAGTGTACACATCATTCCTCGGATACTGGCATTGCAGTCTGGCCACCCTCCATCTGATTACCCACATCCTTCTTTCGTACACTTCACGAGGAAGGTCGTAGGTGTATAGGGTGACAGATTGATGGCCGTAACCGTAGCAGATGCTGATTTGCACCCAATTCTCGATTTTCAGCTCCTTTTCAGCTTTGGCCAAATCCTTTGCGAACTGATAATAATCACTCAAACTTTCTTGCTTTCCCATATCATTCAAAGCTCAATTCAAGTTGTTGCCAACCTGGTTCTCTGTATTTGCGATTCGTCTGCATAAAAGCTTTCCGTAAGGCTTCAGCAATCTTATCACGCATTTCTTTAGATACATGTTTCTTATCAGCCTCACTGTTCATTTGGAGTATCTTGTTAAGGCTTCCGTTTATTGGCTTTTCGTCAAAGAACAAGCTGTATTCAGTAAATATCCGGCTACAATCCTTTGCAGCTTTCTCTTCTTCCGCATCCTGGTATCGCTCTATTACTGTTTCCTGGGCTGCTCTCAAAATCCTTTGTCCTCGGTCGCTCCTGCAACCATGCCATTCATTCTCGAATATGACAGATATTGCACGTTTCTTGCGAATCTTACCTATCTTTGCCCATCCATAATACACTTTTAACTTTCCCATCTCACTTATTAATTACTATTGCTATAGTTTTAGTTCCAGTTCCGCTTTCCTTGAAAGTGCCTTCTTCAATCTCGAATTTCTTCCCTCCATTATCCTCCAGCCATTGTCTAAAATCCTTACACTCAGATTCACTTCCAAATTCCCAGTGAGGACCAGTTATTGCAGCCAGGACACCGCCGGGATTTAAACACTCATACATACGCCTTACATGCCGAATGTCCTGATTTTTACTGAATGGTGGATTTGCTATAATCTTATCATACTGTGCAATATCACACTTCGTGAAGTCATCTCCAAGAATACGTATATTATCCTTTTTCGATAGAATTTCTTTATTCTCAGGCATAAGTTCATAGCAATCTACAATTACGTCCGGACAGCTTCGATGAATCGCATCTATGATAGCACCAGTACCAGCACTGGGTTCCAGAACCTTTTCATCATCGTGCACACCACCGGCCAACATAACCAGCCAGTCGGCTACTTCTGGAGGTGTTGCAAAAAACTGGAAGTCCTGCTGTAAATTGCACCGCTTACCTTCATGAAGAATATTGAATACTCGTTCTGCATTAAATGGAAATGTAAATCCTTGCACCTTGCCACCCATCCAGCTACCTCCGGCTTCTTCAATCCATTTTTTAGCTTCTGCGTATGATTTCTTATTAAATTGTACTTGAGGAAGTTTCATCACATTATTTTCAAGCGTACAATGTTTAAGAATATCCTCAACACTCCATTTACTTCCAGAATCATCCTTATTGCGCTTGTTGTTCTGCTCCAGTTCGTCACACCCCAACAGACGGTTCAACGACTTCTGTACTTTCACACTTATTTCTGCCATCCTTGACATCCATTGCAGGATTGCAGTCATAAACTCCAAATCCACATGTCCGGTCTCATCGTAAATGTTTTCCCGGTCTATCAATTCCGGAAGGTTATCCATGAACATGAAGCTACCATACAACGCTTCGATTAAATTCTTTTTTTTGTTCGTCATAACTTTTCTGTAAATAAATTCTTGTCGTATCAATACTTCCGTGTCCTAAAAGGTCTGCCAACTGTACCACGTCATTGTTCTTTTTCAGATACATTTTAGCGAAGAAATGCCGAAAAGCATGAGGATGCATCTTGCTTCTATCTATTCCGCACTTATCGCCCCAGTCTTTCATTGATTGGCACAAGCTTCTCTGTGTCAACCTTCCGCACTTACCTACTGCGACATATCCAGTCTTGTGACTCTCCTTTACGTATGCTTTTACTTCCGCCTGTAACTGCCTGCTGAAAAAGAATCTCCGGTACTTGTTTCCCTTTCCCTTTAGAGTGACTTCACCGGAAAGGATGTCCTCCCATTTGAATTGGAAGAACTCGCTTACCCTCGCCCCGGTTGTAGCCAGTATCTTGATGAAGAAGTACCTGTCCCTGTTAGGACAAGTTTTCAAATACTCAAGCAGCCGGTTGTATTCGGCTTCTGTCGGAACATTCTCCGTATTCAACTCCTTCTTGAACTTCGGGCGCTTCAACTCTATTGGCTTTTTCATCCATTTGCTGAAACGTTCAAGTGCGGTAATTCGTAGGCGTATTGTTCTGGGAGACAATCCCTCATCCTCCAGCATCCGTACAAAACGCTTGTAATTGTCAACTGATACCTCGTTGGCGTATTCGAAATATTTCTTAATTGAAAATGAATATATTTCAAGAGTGTGTGGAGAGTAATCTTCATCCTGCGTAAGGTAATACACAAATTCATTCATCAGTTTCATGTTCTTTTCAGAAACATCGCTTAGCTTCTCCAGAGGTTTAACTGATTTCTCCTTTCGTGTGCGTGAATATCCAATACCAAGATAATTAAGGAACCCACATAGAGCATCTTTAATGTATGGCTTATCAGATAATTCAACGGCATTCTCTCTGATATAAGCCTTGTATCCTTTACGGTTTACCTGATAATCACTTTCAAGGAATAACTTTACAGCTTTAATGGTTTTACCAATAACCTCATAGCTTTTATCGGTACTATACAAGTGGGATACGTATTCTATAAATATTTTTTTATTTACTTCTTCCATATCAAATCGTCGTTACACAATCAAAGTCTTTCCCATACATGATATAGGCTCCACGTTTCCGAAGTTCGTTCACCAGCTGCTCGTTGGTGTATCTGGCCAGCCGTCCATGAAGCCTGTCCTGTTTTCTTCTTTCAGACGTGTGTCTGCTCTCACATAACCGGCACCTGCTGGTGTAATGGGTACCGGATTTCGTTTCATAGGCACGGAACTTTCTTTCCGGAAGGTTCCGTCCACACTCGATACAAACTTTCATGATGCAGCCCTCCTGATTAATCCCATGTTACGGTTTACAAGTTCGATTATACGGTTATGGTATGCGCTTGTTTTATTACAGGCCGCTCGTGATTGAATTACTTTAAATGTCTTTAATGATACCTCAACAGTTTCCATACGTTCTCCGTTTACTTTTGCTGATAAGATAAGACTATCCTTTTTCTTGTAGTATTCATTTTCATAGACACAGTGATGCATGCTGTCACCTTCATCTATGAACTCTAACACACTCTGTAAGACTTGGATTGATAGTTCTCCGTCTGTTATTCTTATTCCAAAGAACTTCTCTTTTTCTTTTACGTAAACCTTATTCTCCTTTTCTGCTTTTTTGCGCTTCTCTTCTTCTGTTACTTTCTTTTCTATCTTTTTATATGAGGCTAGTGCAATTTCATGCGCTTTGTACAAATCATCTGGGCAAATAAATTTGGGGTTGTGAATGTCTTTCCCGGTCATATTCATGAACGAAAGCGTATCAAAGTATATTGATGCATCAGTTATCACATAATGGTTTCTATGACAGATATTCATTTGCGGCATATATTCCAAATCTTGTTTATTACTCCTTACCATCCAAAGGAATACATCGTACTGTCCTTGTTTTACTATTGTCTCTGCATGCCTTGATACCAGCAGCATCTTCATACACTCTACAACTGACACGTATGGCAACTTCTCTATAGCTTTGCACCATCCGTATTTTCGTAGTTTTCTTGTGATGTTATAGTCTGGATAGAAATAATTACCAGTCACATCGAACACGTCTTCAAGTACATAATATCCATTACAGCTTTTATTGTGTTTTCTTATTACATATTCTGTGTCGTAATACCATTTGAAGAAATTTACTCCACGAGTGTACCTCTTTGATACGATTATCTCTTCTCCATCTGGTGATACCCAATTCTGATAAACTTCATTTATGGTATATTTTGTTGGATACCCTTTGTGGTTTATTCGTTGGACATAAAATGTTCTTATTACCTGCCATTTATTGTAAGTATGCACCACAGAGTAATATTTCGATTCTGTCAGATTATCTTTCTGTTGATTTTGTTCTAATATGAGATGATTCAGGCAGCTGCACTGATACCCTAATTCTAAATCCACCTCCAATATACCAGGAATCTGATATTCTATGTTACCACAGCAATGGCACCACACTTCACCGCTTTTCTTGTAGTATCCGGTTGATGGGAATATAGTCTTTGCATATTCTTTTTCTTTTTCGGATATAGGTCTGAGGTGTGTACTCATTTCAAGCACTAAGTTATTCAAGTTTATTCTTTCCATAGTTACATATCAAATAGTGACAGTTGTCTTGAATCAAATATCTTTTGTAGTTCCTGCTTCGTTTTCTTTCTTGCAGATTTTTGTTTCACCGGCTCCGGCTTTTCTTCTTTGACTGGTTCTTGTACTACTGGTTCCTGTACTGTGGTCGGGGCAACTACCTCCACACGTTCTTTCACATCTTTAACCTTAATGTCATCCTCGTCGTAGTAATGGACTGCCCATCCGTATACGGTTGCATCATCCACCCCGACTGCATTTCCTTCCTTTGCCAGCTTCCTGGCTTTCGAGTAGATATACTTGATACATTCCTCGATACTCTTGTTCGCTTTCCTGTAGGTTTCGGCAAAGAGAGAATCAGTCTTTGCACGATTCTCCAAATACGCCTGGATTGTTGTTTCAAAATTTGAACTTGACATAATAGTATTTCTTTAGTTCCACCTTTGAGGCCGGTTGTTGATTCTCTCCAAGTAAGCAGCTATCTTCTTCTCCGCATCCTCACTATTGCGGACGAAAATTCGCGTCCGTGTCTTGTCGCCTGGGATAGCTACGTACCTTCCATGTTTCTCCAATTCCCGATGCTGGGCGATTTTCAGTTCGGTTCCAGAAGGGTTCTTCTCCAAATCCACTTTACGTGGAAGCATTGGGTCATTTTCCGTTATCATTTTGCAAGATATTTGTTGATTATGTTACTCACTACAAGTCCGGCTTCATCACACATCCCGGCAAAGTTGTCAGACAGTGAAGCGTTTTTCTCTTCATCCGGTATTCGTACTATGCTTCTCAGTTCTTTCAGTACGCGTTTCACCTGAAAAACTACCTGAGCATCTATTCCGTTTGATTCAAGTTCAGACTGGAACTCCAGTGCCGCACCCTCAAGTAAGTCTGAATAGATGAACAGCTTGTGCATCTTGCGAAGCATTTCTACCTTGAACTCCGGGGTATAGTCCTGAAGAAGTTCTCCCAAGGAATGCGGTTCCACCTCTCTTTCAAGGGAGTCAATCTTGTTCTTGATTTTCTGTGCTTTGGCAAAGTTCATGGATGAAATCAAGGCGATATACTTCTTTCTCAGTTCATTGAGCTTTCTTTCTGATTCTTGTCTTGTCATTTCTCTACTTTTCTGATGATTAAATACTTTGGCTCACCCTTGCGGAGATTGCTTAATGTCTCCTCGTCAACCTCTGCTTCTGTGAGTCCGTTCACGTTCATGTATTGTGGGAGACGGTATTTCTCACGTAACCTCCTGATCAGGTTCCAGTCACGAGTTACCCAGTTGATTGTGATTTTCATATCATTTTCTCAGACTTTCACCGCTGAAGAGGACGGTTTTCGTTATCGCCCTCAGCCGGTCAATGGTTCTTTCCCCATATTTCTCTCTCAGCTCGTCTATCGTGAGATTGGTGGTCAGGATAAGAAGCTTTCCTTTCTTCTCGGCTTCGTCTGCCAGCTCAGCGAATGCAAGCCTTTTTTCGCCGTATTTGACGCTAAGATTCTCTGTTCCTATATCGTCAACGTAGATGATGTGTTTTTGCTTCACAGCGTCTAAATCTGCATTCATCTGCTGTGCATCGTAGCAGCTTACCACCTTGCGGCAGTAATGGTTAAGAACCAAAGGGAGAATCTTTCCGCAAATAAGGGTCTTTCCGCGTCCGCAGTTGCCGAAACACAGAAGTCCGCGACCTTCATTGCCGGCCAGCCAGCCTGCCACTTCTTCGTACTCAGGAAGCCATCTGGCATTTTCTCCAGTGAAGTACCTGATACCGGCCCAGAGAACTCTTTTGGCATCCGGAACGGTTACCTGTACGATGTTAGGAATAGGGGAGAAGCCCGTATCTTTGAGCCGTTCGATTGTCTGTTGAAAATTTATCTGTTCCATGTTTACCAGCCTTTCTTGTATTTTCCCGGTGAATTATCCTTCAGAACTATGCCTACATCTGTTTTTGAAGGCACTTTCTCACGACTGGCCCAGGTCGCCAGCCGTCTTGGAAGCTCCCAGGTCTTTTCCAGTTCATAGCGCATCTTGGTTTCTGACTTGTTAAGCTCGCTCCAGTAATCGAAGAAAGCCCGAATCATTTCTTTCGGGTACTGACTGACATAAGGGACTAACGACTGGTAGAAGGATTCTTTCCTAGAGAGAGTAGCGGCTTTAGCCGCGTCTTTCTTTGCTACTACGTTAGTAGTAGTTTCTTTAATAATATTCTTCTCCTTTATTTGCTTTGTGTCACCCGTGTGTCGCTTTTCTGGCTCTTTGGCAGGGTGTGTCACCTGCTGTGTCGCCACTTGTGTCATTAGCTGTGTCACTTGCATCCGTAAATTATTGATTTCCTGAATGATATTTATGTCACTCATTGTGTCATTGCTTGTGTCACTTACTGTGTCAGACTCTGAGCCATTATACTCATTGTACTTTACCAAGGTTATTACATTCATTCCTTGTTCTTTGGAAAGAGTTATCATGTTCTCTCTTCTCAGAAAGGCAAGAAACGTCCGTACTTTCCTCTCAGACCATTTCCAACGCTTTGATAAGAATCTTATGGATGCAGGATATTGTCCTCTTGTATAGGAGACTTCTCGACCTCCGATACTCTCCATACGGGGCGTTGCCTCAAATCGTGCTGACTGAATCAAGTCAAGCCACGCTTCGCAACTGCTAAAAGTCCGGGCTTCATTCCACATATCATTCGAGAAGAACTTGCGGCTTAGTTTTATATATCCTTCCATAATCTTAGAATCTTACGTTAGTCAACTGTCTGCTATTGGAGTACACGGCCCATTTACCGTTTCCGCTATCCACCAGGCGTAAATCCTTGACTTCGCCAAATCGTTTCAGATTCCCGCAAAGGTCAACGATCCAGCCAGCCTCCTTGTTAGGATGCGGACGGATGGCACGACCGACTATCTGATACCAAAGAGCCAGTGACATTGTCGGACGGGCCATGACAATCGTATCCAGTTCAGGATAGTCAAATCCGGTAGTAAGTACACCTACGTTGGCCACAACGGGTATCTCTCCGGCCTTGAACGCTTCAAGGATATGTTCGCGTTCTTTTTTCGGTGTTTCTCCTGAAACGATGGCTGTTCCGGGAATGGACCAGGTGAGACGTTCTGCTTCTTTCAAGAAACGGGTGAAAACCAATATACCTTTTCGTTTTACACCGCTCTTGGGATTCATAAGCCTTTGGACGATGCTCACCAGAAACCCGTAGAAGTCGATACGCTCATACTCTTTCACTACAGACTTGTCCGTGTAGTCGGCTCCGGTAGTGTTCACCTTCAGGTTAAGTTCGTTCCATCCCAAAGGATTCATCGGATAATAGTTCAGCTTCGAAAGATACCCCATATCCAATAGAGTAGAGATTTGAACCTGATAGATTACCTCAGAGAACACGCACGGGCGTGTGCGTGTGATGAACTTCAACATACTGCCGAAATCCCTGCTTGATGAAAGCCGGTAAGGCGTAGCCGTCAATCCAAGAACTTTACATTTCAGCATCGAAAGAAATCTCTTGTACATTCCGTCTTTCGGGTTAACCAGATGGCACTCGTCGATGATGATATTCTGAAAATGCTGGAAAAGTTCCGGATGGTTGACTACGCTTCCGATAGTGGCGAAAGTTATTCTTGAAATCTCCTTTCGCCCGAATGAGGCAGAGTAGATGGAACAATCCAGAACACCATACGAACAGAGCTTCAGATAGTTCTGTTCTAGTATCTCCTTACTGGGCTGAAATACTAGCGTGTGCCCTTCAAGACGGCTGGCGATGTCGGCTATCACAAGACTCTTGCCGGCTCCGGTAGGCAGTACCATGATGGCATTGTTCTTCTTGGCCCTGTTAGCAAAGAAGCTGACTGCAGCATTACTGGCCTTCTGCTGGTAATCCCGTAAAACATAACTCATAATCCTTTCTCCTTACTCAGTTTGTCTCCCAAAGCCTTGTAATACTTGGTGAGTTCTATTAATTCAAAATCAGTCCATTTCTTCGCCTGGCTTGCTCTCCATGCCAGCTTGTCGAAGCGTTGCTGACCGATTTTTGATTTCAAGTTTTTCTCGTAATGTATCAGATGGTCTGCGCTGAAACGGTTGCACGCCCGGCACTCTGCGTGGGCATTGTCCTCGTCAAAGCGTGTAGCCATGTGGCGGCGCGAATGGAAGTGTCCGCAATCTGCCTGTTCGTATGGCTTTATCTGGGCGCATGAGATACAACGGAAATACCCGTTCGGCATACAATCACGAAGCCGGATATAGCGGCTGAAAACTTTGTCGAGTTTGGCCACTAAATCCGGCTTCTTTTTAATCTTGATACCTGCCTTATCGAATAACGGCAAAGGCTTTTCTTTCTTCTTTTTAGGTTTCTTGATGTAATACATATTTATAAAGCCTTATAATCATTCATACTACCCCAATAACCATATATTTCTTCATCACTCTCACCATTAAGCCGAGCTTTTTCTATTTCTTTATTCATGCTATGTGAAAGACCAGTCAAATCTCCTGAAAGACTTTCGAATGACGAACATTCTTTCGTACTATTTCTGCGTATTTTGTGTGTAATGTATTTTTCAATACTGTTGAATATTGGATTATCCTTTTCAGACATTCTTAAAGATATATATCCATAATTGAATGTAAATGGAGTATTTAACTTTTCATATGACTCTCTGTCTTTTATATGCTTATACATCATTTCAACCGGAAAAGTCATTGGCAAGCGTTCCTTCTTAATCATTATGGCTATCGCATCATATAAAGCCTGTTCTTGATCTGTCAGCTTAAACCAGTTGATATTCTCAAAGCACCACATGATATAACCAATATGAGTAAGTATGATATACTTTATCTCTTGTCCTTTGTATTTCCCAAATGTTAATTTCCGTTCTTCTTTCATAATAATTCCATTATTGGTTGTGGACGCAACGGGAATCGAACCCGCCCAACCATCACGGTTTTACTTGCTCATATATTAGCTAATTCAATGGGACAAGTGTATGGAGATATTGCGCAATTACTCCATACTAAAGCACGTCCTGTGCTTGCGCCCGTATGCCCGTCTTTCCGGGCGTTTATTCATGCTATTTCGTTATTTTTAAAAACTCAGGGGCAATTCCATAAAGTGGTGTACGGCCATCCCATTTATCTATGAATTGCTTATAGAGTATTTCTTTAGTCAACCCACGTGATTGAATGATAGCCTGTTCTGTTTTTAATTGCTCCAATTCGTTGCGTTTCTTCTGCTCTGCAATCTGCTGGTCTAATACAGATATATTGGTATTCACCTCATTACGACTATCAATCTTCTCACGCACAGCCTTTGAAAATTCAAGCTGTGCAGAAAAAGTCAGCAATTGAAGCCCTCTTTTCTCAAATTCTTTATCCACAATCTGCTCCAACCGCTTTTCAAAAAGAAGAGAACCACCGTCAGCCATTAAACTGTCTGTCTTGTGCTTACGGCTTTCTTCTTTGATTAAATCATAAATACGAGGTTCAAGTATATTATCTTCAAGGCTTTGCATAAACCCGTCTTTTCCTGATTCTGTATCAGCTTTATCTATATGTTTGTTATCGAATACAACATCTATAGCTCTATTCTTGATAACTTTATAAGAATAAGTAGGACGTGCGTTAAATTCAGTGTTATCAGCAGCCTTCAATGTGACAGGTTCAGCAAATTCCCCTCTTTGGTCAAACAATGGAACTTGAAACAATTCAGTGCCCCATTCCCAAGTGGAAACTTTACCGGACACTACCTTAAAATCCTCTTTTCCTTGCTTCCCATAGTTCTCCATTAGAACACCGGCATAATTAGGGGCTACTCTTTCGCATGAAGCAAATACCACTAAGGTCATACAGACCAACATTAGATTAATCAATCTTTTCATTCTTCAAATTTTTAATTAGTTTATAAACGAAATAAATCACTGTGGCTGATATTATTACCACGCCCAGCCAAGCGTTGAGGTGATTGAATATTCTGTTTCCGATAGATACTCCGACTACCAGAAACAGAATTAAATAAATTTGCTTTCTCATTGTTACACCTCAATGATTACGATGTCAGGTGCAACACCTTTGATTGCTTCAACCTGTTTGTCAATCACCTTATTCTTGTATTCTTCAATGGCCTCATTCGCACCGGCAGAAACCAAAGAAAGGGAAACTTCCCGTCCGTCCACATCGGCGTAGATTTCAACTTCGATTTCTTCACAGGCAAAACCTTTGAAAAGAGGGATATTCAGTTTGAACGATTTTGGCAGATTGGAATCAACCACTTGAGAATAGTTATCCGTCTTGTTTCCGTTTTCATTTTTACTACGTTCTATATCCTGGTTTACTTTCGCCTTGAAATTCTTCAAAGTAGAAACCAGCATCATGTTCTGTGATTTGTCTTTGAAGAAAGCACGGTGCATCTTGAAGAACTGGGATAACTTAATAGGTTCCCATTTCCTTTCCGCATTGATACCGAACTCCTGCATTTCCTTTGAAGCCTGTAAAACTCCACTAATTACTGTCTGGTAATAATTGGTTTCATCAATAGTCAAAGCCAGACACATCTTATCACGGTTCACAATGATATTGGCCGATTTCTGATTAATCAGTTCGACACGCTTTTCCAGCCATCTGAAGGGTGCTTCTATCGTTCCATTGATAACTACTCTCTCCGGTTCTTTCGGGTCAAGGGCTACGGATGCTTTACCTTCTCTCAATACTACTTCGATGGGGGTACCATTGTACTCTTTCGGTACTACCAAATTGATTTTGTTTTCACTCATGATTCTGTTCCAGTTTTACGGTTAATACTAAATATTGTCTTCTGCATTTCTTGTGGCATGATTGGGCGGCTATAAACCAGTTCACCTAACTTGTTGTAGAATCCTACCATCTTTTCTTTATGGTATAGGAATTTTGCACATTCTTCATTCTCGACGAACTCCGAACCTCTTTTGATGTGGTCCAAAAGTTCCTGCTTTTCTTCATTCAAAGGCTTCAATCGTTCTTTGAAGCTTTCCATAGCCTCTTTCTTCTCCAACTCAACATCGTTGATGGTGATTGATACCTCGGCCAAAGTCTCTTTCTTCTGAGCCAGTTCTTCGGGGGTGAATCGGTGAGTATATCCGATTTTCTCTACCGCATCGGCGTTGTCCTGAAGGAACTGCCATCGTTCCTGTTCAGGGATGTCTTGTCCTAAAAATTTGTCCATAGTCAAATAAACTCTTTGTTACGTTCGATTTAATTTATTATTCAAACTTCCAACAATATCCACCAGCAGTTTTTCTTTTATGATAACAGCAAAGTGAAATATTTCGGTAATCTACACCAGTATCTCTATAAGCATCCATCAATGTTAAATGGCGTTTTATCAAAACTCCATTTTTATCCAATTGAAGAACCACCTTTCCTTGCGATATAGCTCTACGTCTTTTAGCTGTACCGTAATTAAGATTGTAAGCATGGCTACACCATTCAAGATTTCCTACATTGTTGTTTGTTTTGTTTTCATCTTTATGATTTACAACTGGATAATTATGAGGATTAGGCAAGAAAGATTCAGCCACTAAACGATGAATGTTTACTGTATGAATACTTCCATCTTTGAATAGATTTACGCATCTATATCCACATCTGTTTTGTGGTTTCAAAATATGTGGTTTCTTTTTCATTAACTCGCCATTTTGAAGCCTTACATGACTGCATATAGATTTAACCCGTCCCATATCTGATACTTGATATAAACCTTCATATCCGGATATATCTTTCCAATTCTCACCCATCCCCATAGCTTAGAAATTCTTTATCTTTTTCTATCTCTTGTTGAATATGTAATAGAAACTCATTCTCGTTAGGACTTGGTAAATATATTCCTGCTTTAGCACTAGAATAATTCCGAAATCTTTCAATAGCGAGAGTCATTTCTCCCGTACTCAGTTCAGACGAGCTTCTCAAAGTTTTTATAATCTTTCCTTTTTTGTTCGTCTTTTCTTTCTCGAATATATCCCTATTACATAACCTCTTGAAAATATCGATTTTAACTTCCTCTACACTATAACCTGTTTCACTTGCGAACCAATTTAGAAGCAAATAGAAGTATCTGTTCTGGGCGAGCGTGCGGTTGGGCAGCTTCTTTCTCACTTCCACAACCGCCCGCTCCTGGAACAGTTTGTTTACATAAGCCTTGAACTTGGGTATATCGTATTCATTCTTCAGATTGAATATGCTCATAGGCTAGAACGGTAAGTCATCTTTGGGATTTCCATTCGCATCTACATCAGGTGGAAACGCCTGTGCCATGGTTGGCGTTTGTGTCGGTGACGGTTGCTGTGCTGGCACGGATGCTGGCTGGTGCATTGGCTGACGGCCTTCCAGTTTATAGCAGCGGATGGACACCATACGTTTTAGTTGTCCGTCCTGATTTGTCCATTCCCGACCTTGGAGGGAAAAGGAAACCGTTATTACATCACCGGTTCTGAACTGGTCAAGTTCGGCACATTTGTCACCACTTACTTCAAGAGGTAGAATGTTCTCGTACTGGCTTCGTTCACCTGTATAGGGGTCATAGGTTGTGGCATCAAGAATAAATTCACGTTTCACAAACGGGTTGCCACCGCTTTTGGATGGGATTTCTTGGGGCTGGCCAATATAGACCAGCCGTCCAGTTATTTGATTTGCCATATTAGTTTGAATAAAAATCTTTTATCTGTTGGAAAATCTGTCCACGTCGTTTTATTTCTGCAATTGCCTGTTCGTCACGAGTGATACGGATTTTACAATACTCATTGGGAAGGATATTACGATGCCAGTTGGCTTCGTCGTCGTAGGTTGTTACAGACAGAAAAACAAGGTTACAGCTTTTAAGATGAGTGCAAAAGAGTTGTTCCTGAACCTGATAATAATAAGCTTTATGCTTCTTCTTGACGTATTCGATTAAAGCTTTGTTGTCATGCTTGATAGGCTCAATAAAATCAAGGTAATCTGAAAGATAAAGAGTCTTTAATTCATCAAAATCAGTTAGCTTTCCTTTATCGATACAAGCAAAGTCCAGGCTGCACTTGAATACGTTCATTTCATCTGACCTGACAACATATTGTGTAAAGTAGTTGTCAGGCAAAGTGAGAAGATACCTGTTCTCAAGAATGGCTCCCGTACGTAAAGCATCTATAGGGCTGGCAAAAGCATTGTAATAAGGCTTTATCCCGCTGACGAAACGCTGCATGAGGGTGATATGTGATTTAGTATTCTTGCCACTCATCAAGGCATGAACGTCACCGCTTCCTATGTACATGGTTTCTGTCATATCTTTCCTTTCTTCTTGAGGTTGTTATATGCCATTTTAAGCTGTTCGCTTGTCATGTCATCAGCACTTCCTACATTGAAATAAGACAGTATGTTCTGCGCAAACTGATTGTCGGTCATCATGTAATCAACGACAATATTTTTCACTTCATCTACTGTAGCAGGGGTTTGCACTTTGGATTTGTTTTCATCAGGGTCTTCACCTGTAGCAATCTTATAGGCATTAAGTAAAGCGTATTTTCTGGCATAAGTAGAAGCCTTTCCAAATCCCTTGTCGCCTGGGTCAAGTCCACGCCCAAAACTTTCCACGTCTATGTATTCTGATGTGTTGTCCAGATTGATAATGCGTAGGGTCATTTTAATGATGTCTATATAGTTGATGGATTCCCCTCCACCTTCTTTGACAACTCTAATTATTTCCGATTTAACAAGTTCCTGCTTAATGGGAATACTGACAAGGCCATGCTTGGACTCGGCATCTTTCACTTCCAAGGTGACATCAATGTCCTGTACTGCCTTGTAGGCATAATTACCTTTGCCTACGGTCAGGTTCTTTTCGATATTTTTTATCTCATTTGAGACAAGCTGTATCTTCTGATATAGATTTGGCTTTTCTTCCATAATAATTGGTTTTAATACATCAATTTTGCATGTTTTATCACGTCCCAGGCATTACAAGCCCATCTGCTGTGTGGTACGCCTTCTTTGGTCTTGTATCTTATCCTTCCGGATTCGCACAACTCTTTCAGCCTTTTGAGACCGCCTACTATCGAAGCTGCTTCGTATTTCCCGAAAGACTTGTTGTTTAAGACGATTTTCAATACATCTTCGTTTATCATAAGCATTTTATTTTAAGCAGATAATTGCCGAAAAACCCGGATACTCTGTTGCTGATACCCGGTATTTCACGTCCATTTTGTTTTTAAGTGTCCCGATCAAGCGGAGGTCACGATTGCGGCGTGATGCTTCCAGCTTGATTCCGTTATGCCGTTTCTTGTCATAGGGAACCTTGTAGATGTCCCCTTTCTTCATTTCGTCAAAAAGACGTACTGTCTGGTAGTTTTCGTCTACTGTAATTTCTCTAACCATAGTTTAAGTATTTGATTGTTTGCTGGCAGAACGGGACTTGAACCCGTGACTTCCATGCTAACCCTTACATGGCGTTCTACCGCCTGAACTATCTGCTAATGAAAATGCCGGACTTTATGGCCCGGCATCTACCCATTTTCTATAACCCATAAAAACTAATCGACTAGTACAACCAGCGATTTGACCATGTTCTTGAAGTTGTCAAACTTCGATTCAATCTTTTTCTTTTCTTCCATGTAATACAGCATTGATTTTTTGTATTCCTCCGATTCGCGTTGCAGATTCTGTGTGTATGCCACGAGTTCATCATGCGTCATACCCTGTAATTCCTCATTTGTTTTCATGTCTATTCTTTTTTAATGTTCTTGATTTCTGTTTCTATCTCCTTATCGAACAGCTCCCGTCTGTCCAGTTCCCTTGAGCGTGCCGCCAGAATGGCACTGATGTCCGCAAATTCATCACAGATGCTTTTTATTGTTTCTTGCAGCTCGTTCATTGTCCAGTCTGTTTGCGATTGAAAAACCAGTGATTATAAACCCGACAAATCCTATCCAGTACATAGCAGACAGGTCTTGATTGAAGTGCATTACCAGAACGGACAATGCACAGAGAAAAAGTAGTATTTTCATAACCGTGTGTATTAAATATCGCTCCCGTGGGCGTTCCGGTGGTTGCCTTACTGCTTATCAAAGGTCTGGTAAGCCACGGGTATATATAGTTCATGCTGGTGTCTAATCAGTGAAGATTGTCTTTATAGGCGACCTACGCCCACCTGCAATCGTATAAGTCGTTTTTGTTATCTGTGTGATTCGTATGCTGCGTTTGCTTAGTGCAGCCCTTTACTCATACTCTTTTCACACAGCCGTTATCGCTACTCAGTCGTCCGTTTCACGTCAGGCTTAACGGTACACCTAAAATTTCCAGTACGTCAAAGAACCAATCAAGTAGAACCCTGCCCGATTCTCGCTATCGGTTGCCGGTCACTGGCCGTCAGCAGGGTTTGAAAAGATTAAGCATATCGGGCAAGCCCCTGGACACTGCACAGGGCGTCATAGTCCATGCCATCATCGTCATTGGCCGGCTGGTCAAACTCTTCGAGGGCAGATTCATAATTGTCTATTTCGTCAGTTATGACCTGAATGGCTTCGCGCTTTGAGTCAGTGTTGAATACCCGGCAAACGGTCTGTTCGTCCGAATTGTGGGCTATCTCTAAGTCCTTATAGAGGCTGTCGAGTTCTCGTTCTATTTCGTAGCGTGTCATAGTCATGCGATATTTAAAAGGTTAGCTTTTTTATAGCATCTGTATTCTTGTCTCTCTGTATCGAAGTACACCTGAACGGTATCATTCTTCTTTCTGCTATCACCACTTGTAGCAGGTATCAGATTCTCTTTCAAAGTACCATAGGCTTCACGAACAGAACCATCAACCTTTTTAAAATAGAACTTTACGATTCTTTGCTTCATTGCAGTTTTCAGCTTCATGTTTGCCCAAGCGCATTTTAACGCTTCACTCATAGAGAAACCATTTCTCTTTACCAGTTGCCATGCAAGGCTCATAATCTCGTGTAATAAATTCTTTTTCATAATCGTGCGTATTATTGATGTTATTTGTTATCTTTGTTTCGTATCAAAGTTTCGATATGCAAATGTACTAATATTATTGATATATCACTGATATTACAGTGAAAATATCAGTAATATTAACTTTATTTTAGTTTTAGCGAAATAATATTACTGATATGTACGATTTAAAAGGATTCAGACAAGCATTTGGACTTACACAAAAGAATATTGCTGAAATTCTTGAATGTGGTCAAGCTAATATTTCAGGTATGGAAAAGTCTATGAGAGATTTAGAGCCTGAACAATACAGGAAGTTATGTGCTCGATTTGATGTTGCCTCTGTTGATAAGTTTAAGGTTTCAGATTTCATCATCGATAACAAGAAGACAGAAACTGAACCTATAATAAGCTACACTAATGGTGTGCCTTACTATAATGTAGATTTTATAGGAGGGTTTGATATTGTCTTAAATGACCAGACTGCAAAGCCGGAATATTTAATAGACTTCAAGAAATACAATGAGGCCACATGCTGGTGCAATGTAACTGGCCACTCAATGGAACCGGAAATCACTCATGGAGATATTATTGCGTTAAAGAAAATAGAAGATAAGTCTTTTCTTCCATTAGGTGAAGTGTATGCAATAGTGACAACCAACGGAATGCGAACAATCAAGAGATTAGGCCCTTCAACCGATCCGAAATGCTATACGCTGGTTCCTACAAATAAATCTCCGGAATATGGTATTCAGGAACTTCCTAAGAATATGATAGAACATATATATCAAGTTCTTGGCTGTATGAAAAGATTATAAATAATTTATATGAATTTATATATGGTAAATATTACTGCAGAACTAAATGACCAAAAGCGAAAAGTAGATTTTAATTCTTATGATATGAGTGTAAAAGAATTAATATCTATGGTCAATGACAATATTATAGATATTGCACCAGAATACCAAAGGCAATTTAGATGGGATGATTCTAGACAATCTGCACTGATTGAGTCTATTTTTTTAGGTATTCCTGTTCCCTCATTGTTTATGGCAACAAATAATGATGGGACTTGGGAGGTAATTGACGGG